TTTCTTTTTTTTTATAATTTGATTATCAACTTCTTTCATAATAGAATTTGAAAGGATTTTAGACATTATTAAAAAAGATGTTGTTATAATTATTTCATGGAGTATTACGTTTTTATTTAATACTTTATTTTTTAATATACCCATTAAAGTAATAGTAACAAAACTTACTATAATTTCTATTTTTTCTCTTTTTGTAAAATTAAACATTACTATATATAGTTTGTATATATAATAATATTACTACTTTGTATGATTGATTATGTATTAACTCCAGTAATCATTTGCATGTATTTTGTATAGGAATCGTCTTTTAAACTAGAAACAAAATCCTTATCAAGATTTTTGAAAGTATTAGTGAAATTTTGGAATTCTTTAGTATAAAAACTTTTATTTTTTAATATATCTTCTGGAGATGGTATTTTTAAGTTAGGTTTATCAGCTCTTGCTTGATAAAACATATCAACAAGATGTTTAGGTATTTTCTTTTCTTTGATTAATGATTTATACTGTTTTTTAATTTCATGTGCTTTTGCAGGAAGATTTTTACCATTATTAATATCGAGCAATCTACTTTTTAATTTTAGTTTTAAATTTTTTCTTCTTTCTTCTTGTGGATTGATTAAACCTAAAGTTAAAACAATTTTTTCTTCTTTATCAAAAAACTTATATGTTAATTTAGCACCTAATATTAAATAACCTTTAATTTTTTCTTCTAATTCATTGTAAATTAATTTAAATTCATAATAATCATGTTTTTTTATAAAATCTCTAAGTTTCTTTTTTGCTGTTTTGCTCTTAAAGTAAACATTATTACCTCCTGTGTTTAATTCAAGTATCATATTAATAATATTATTATATTTTATTAATATAATTACCGCAATTATTTAGAAAATAATGATTTTAATGATGACCAAGCTGCAGTCATTGCATAATCCCCAGTAACACCATAATGTAAAGTTAATGTACTACCAATTGCTGAAATTAAAGACAATTTTTTCCAATCATAACTTAAATCATTTTGCCCTAGATTGTTAGGTCTAAAATATGATAATGCTAAAAGAGTTGCTGAAGCAGAACCAACACCAGCAAGAAGAGACAAATAACCTGCTTTTTGAAAATTTGTGGGTAGTGTTAATACACTAGTCATATTATTAATTAATATAAGTTATTACTTTAAATTACTATGTAGATCTTTCTAGATTATTTACAAAATTGAAAAAAACAAAGTTAATTATATATATATAAAAAAAAAATGATAACTTTACACAAAGATAGTTTTACAATAATAATTGGTAGAAATGCCGAAGAAAATTGGAAATTAATAGATGATGCACATAAAGAAGATTTGTGGGTACATTTAAATGATCTTGCATCACCTCATATTATAATAAAGAAAAATCCAAATTATAAATTAAAGCCAAAAGATATAAAATTAGCTGGATTGCTATGTAAACAATATTCAAGGTATAAAAACGATAATAATGTTGAATATTGTTATACAAAAGTAAAAAATATAAAAAAGGGTGATAAAGTTGGAGAGGTAATATTAGATATTGATCCAAATATAAAAATTTTACGTGATTAATTCTGAAACAAGATAATCATCATTTAATTTATTTGTTTTAGCATTATAACACATCAGTTTTAGTTCCTTTTTAATAGAATCAAGTATATTTTTATTCGACGCAGCATTTAGATATTTTTCGAATTTATCAATAGCTGTAGTATGTTTATCTTTTAATTTAGCATCATCATACCATTGCATAAATTTTTTATGCATAAATTTTTCATTATCGGAAATAATTTTATCAAACATATCATCTCTATCTTTAAATATCCAGTCTTTACCATCAAATACCATAACATATTTATTTCTAATATTTCTAATAAGAATATTCATATTTTCGGGATGTTTATGATTGAAATGAATTAATTTTATCATTTCTGGAACACATCTATTTTGTTTTTCCATACAATCAGAAATCATTTTATCAGTAATAAATCTTTTATTTGTATTTTCATATGGCAATACCTGAATATTATTAATAACTGTATTATTACCTGCTTTTTTTATTAATTCATTTATTTGTTTATCCTTTTCTTCTAGTTGTTTTATTAAAAATAATAAATCATAATTACAATTTTTCGGATTAATAAAGTGTTCAGTTTTATCACTTATTTTAATAGGAATGTTTTTACTGTCTTTTTTTTTACAATTATTTTTTTCATGCCTCCATTTATTTTTATAACTAGAAAAAGTTTTAAAACAGTATTTACAAATATTTGAAGTATTTTCTTTTTTTTTATTTTCTGATAAATTTTCTGGAATATATTTCTTTACTTTATTTGAATATAATGAATAATTTATTTTTTTTCTAGATATAAGATTGTATTCTTTCATTTCTTTTAGATCTGCATTACTTAATTTAGGTTTACATAGATACTTTCTTTCTAAATGAGAAGTCATTTTTGATTTGTGAGTTGTATCATATCCACATCTAATACAATGATAATAGACCATTTAATATAATACATATATAGAAAATATCAAAATAAATTAGACGAATTTTAGACATTTATTATACTCATTATATACCCACTATATACCCATTTTGTCTAAAAATTGATTTATAATTATTTTTATTCAAATACATTATTATATATGAATAAATCGTTTAATAAAGTCTTAATTAATGAATTAAAAAGAATTTTAAAAAGAAGTATAAAAAAAAAAGTAGATCCTGTTCATAATAATAATAAGTATATAAATGAGACAATAAATTCAATTGTAAATTTTAGACCTTATTGTTTAAGTTGTAAGGATTTATTAATAAAATTGTACAATTGTACTGAATATATTTATCTAATTCGAGAAGATTGGTGTATTGATCATGATAAATCATATTATACACTAAATAAATTAGGACCTATAAATGGATTAATGTGTAGAACATGCAACATGCAAAAAGCATGGAATGCTATGGAAATTTGTGATTCACCTGATAATCAACAAGAACCTATGGATGTTGATTAATTTTTTTTTTGATTATTATATCCCCAAGCAATTATAGATATACGACCTTTATCTGATTTTTTATCAGGATGTATTTGTGGAATACCATGCATCCAATCTATATTTACTTGTTTTCCAAAAGTATAAACTGAACCATCTACTAGAGGTATTGCAATAGTCGTTTTTCTTTTAGCATGTTGAAAAGCAGCTTCTCTAGTGTATCCAAATGATATACCAACAGTAAAGTTTTGTGTTTTTGCTTTTCTTTTATCAATTGCAGCAGCATCATGATGAAATGGCTTCCATTCATCTGTATTTCTATACCAATTAAATCTAGTTGCTTTTACATCCATATCAAAATAATTTTTTATTTTTTCTATAACCATATTGAATGTAGGGCATTTTTCTTTCCATCCATGTCTTCTATCATCAGCTATCATGTGATTGTCTCCATGCCATAATTTCCATATATCTTTCTCATCACCAGTTAATTTTATTTCTTCTAATAATTTATCATAAATTGTTTTATCAGTAAACATATTATTTATAACTAAAACATCTCTTTCAGAGTATTCATATGGATACTTTTCCAATTGACCATCTGCTGTTAATACTCTCATATCTGGGGGTCTATGATCCGGTTTAAATGATCTGGTGTTTTTTCTTCTGTTTCTATTTCTTCTATTATTAGGACGATTGTTTTGTCTGTTATTTGGTCTGTTATTATGACGATTATTTGGTCTATTATTATTTGGTCTGTTATTATTTTGTTGATTATTATCAGGTAAACTATTAATATTTACAAAATTAGTATTAGACATATTTACATTTATAATTAAATTTAACTTTAAATGTTATTAATTGTCAATAACCTTTATGATATTCTCTTCCTGATGAGTAACCATACCCAATGCTGAAATCTTCGTTATTAGGATTTATTATTTTAAGTTTATCAAAGTCTGAATATATTATTTTCTTTACAGGAATATTAGATCTTAAAATATGATTAATGCAGTCTATACATGGTTTAGCACATTTTAATTCGCCTAGTCTATTTATTCTAATTGAATATAATGTAATTGGTGAAAATTTTTTATTTTGATAAAATGATCTATTTATTTTTTTAATTAATTCCTCTTCTGCATGAGATGAGGAATTTCTTTTATGACATAAATGTAATTTTTTTGTATTCATTGCCCAAATAAAATGTTTACCAATACTTGTATATGCAATGTGAATATTATAACCTTTAAAATCTAAAATAGCAATTGATTTAGCAGCTTTTTTTGTGAATCCTAATTTTAATAAAGTTTTATAAATACTATCATTCATTAATTTATTAATAATAATACTTTTAAATATTATTATTCAATTTTATTTTGTTGATTCTTTAATTTCTTTAATCATTTTATTAAATTCAGGGTATCTTTCACATTCTTTAGATATACTTTCTATCTGCTTTTCTAATACATTTATCATACTTTCTACATCTTTTAATTTTTTCTTTTCTTTTGTATCAATAAAAAAATTCCTGATATTATGCTTATTAACCTGTTTTTCTAATTTAACTTTTTCTTTTAATAATTCATTTCTTTCTATTATTATTTTTCTTAAATTCATACAATTTTTTTTAAAATCAGAATCACCCATTAATTCAATTGCTTCTTTTACTTCTTTTTTTTGTATTTTTTTTAATTTTTTTGATAATGGTTTTACTTTTAATTTAACTTTCCCTTCCTTTTTTGGTGAATCTTCCTTTTTTGTTTCTTTTTTTGTTTCTTTTTTTACCACAAATTTAGTAGTAGAATTATTTGTAGATCTTCCAGTGACTGATAATGATCTGCTAGGATATTCAAAAGGTCCTTCAAGATGAAATTTACCATTTTTATCTGGTTTACCTTTATAATTTACAGTCATTTTTTTAAATAACATAACTCTACCAAATTGAGGGTTTAAACCAAATCCAAAAAATTGTGCGGCGAATTCTGTACCTGGATTTGGAGCATATCCGTTTGTTGTAAAATTATAATTTTGTCCAATTCTTAAATATCTTTCTAAATCAACAGGTATAGATGGCATAAGTGATCCATATTTAGTTACTATATGTATACGATTACCAGAGATAGGTAAAACTGGATATCTTAAATATGTTTTTTCATAATTCATATATAAATTATAAAGAAATTATTTATTTTTTAATTGTTTTAATTTTTCTAATTCATCCTTTCTTTCTTTTATTTCTTTTCTTAATAATTCTTTTGTTTTTTCTACAGAATTGACTTTTTTCTTTGAATATTTGTACCTAAGATAAGAAATAACAAGTCCAACTCCAGCTAAACCTAAAACAGGTGAAGCTACTAAAAATCCCAGTCCAGCACCTGCACCTAATAAACTAAATAATGATAATTGATGTAGTATTGCTAAACTGGTACCAACGCCAGCAAGGGCTCCAGCTTCAGAACCAACTACTAATTTGTCATATTTTATTTCCTTCCACCACTCTTTTGTAAATTTTTCTTTTGATATAGGATTTTTCGTTTTGTTTAAATAGATTTTCCAATCTTTCTCTAATTTTTTATATAATTTATTTTCATATTCTGTTAGATAATTTGTTTTTTTAATTGGTTTTTTAGCCCCACCTGTTTGCTTTTGAGATTCTTTTTGTAATCTTTCTACAATACTTTCGTGTTCATCTCCCTTAAGCCTTTCTATTTCTCTATCCAATATAATTAATTCTTGTGCTAACTTTTTAATTTCTTTTTGCTCTTCTGTTAGAACAATAGAGCTATTAGGTCTTTTAAAAGTAACATTTATTTTTGGTAATAATAAATTATATTGAGGGTAAATAGGATAAATAGGATTGATATTTGTAATTTTATTTCTAGATACTTTTGAATATACATCATAGTTTTTATTATAATCCTGATTTAAATCGTCAAAATTACTGATCTTAGATTTAAGTTGAAATGATTTTTCAGATCCAAAATTAGGCGTTTTATCAAAAATATCATAGTTTTTAGAACCTCCTTTTAATTGTTTATTTAATGGTAAAACTGGATATCTTAAATATGTTTTTTCATGATTCATATATAAATTATAAAGAAATTATTATACATTAGTTCTTTTTCGAAAATTATTTTTCTTTTTTGTAAAATTTTTTTTATAAGCAGGTTTACTTGCTTTTTTAACTTGTTGCTCTTTAATCATTGTAACAGTTATTTGACTTGGATCTGTACCAGCTGGAATACTAACAAATGTAGGTGGATTTCCTTTTTTCATTACATACATACCATACTTTCCTTGTTTA